AATTTCATTTGAAGGTGTAATCTTTTTATCTTCTTGATTAAATAAAAAGTCTGCTGATCCTAAACTATTTGCAAATGACATAGCTTGTTCAGGAGATAAGGTTACACCAGCACCTCTATTATTTTTTATACTAATATTTCCATTTTCTAATCGTTCGGTATGAATTGATAATCCCGATTCATTTTCAATAATCAATTCATCTTCGGTACTTTTAACAATCGCCATAGCTATCTCCATAATGCGCCTCACAAGCTACGGGTAAGGTTGTAGCCCAATCAGGCGGGGTTGACATCGTATCAATAATAAACTTCATTGCATCATCTATCTCTACCTCAGGTATCACATTCACTACCGCATCATGTACCGTTAAGACGGGTCTATACTTCTCATTAATCTTTAACATCTGCTCACCAATAATAATCCGAGCCAATGCTTGCACCACGTTCTCTACCACAGATCCACCCCAAATGGATATGAATCCACGTCTTGACTTATAAACAAATTTAGATTTGGCTTCTGATGTATCCCAAGTAAGACCCGGATATTTAATATATAACCCATTAGGTAACTTGATGCCTTGAGGTGTTGCGTATAACGTATTGTGTCGGCCAATAGGATAAGGCTCTTTACCTTGAGGCCATGACGCTATATCTCGCAGGGCTTCTTCACACTCACGCCATAGATCAATCACCTTGCTATTAACATTACGATATACACTTACTAACCTTTTACATTCGCGTTCATCTAACTCAACGCCTGCTGCCAATTTTAAAGTCTGTTGTAGTTTAGCCCACCCTGTACCATAACCTAATCCTAAAATACAAGTCTTACCTACAGCACGTTCAGTCTTGTTAGCTTTAGTAATAGGTCTATCGTATACAGTTGAAGCAAACTCACAATATACATCGCGTTCTTCTTTGTACCATTGGACAACATCGTCTTGTCCCGCTAACCATACTAATACTCGAGCCTCAATCTGTGACGAGTCAGCGTTAATAACTTTGTGTCCATCAGGTGGAATGATCGCGTTCTTTAATGCTTTCTTCTTCTTATCTCGTGCGGGTAAGTTTTGAAAGATAACCTTATCTGAGCCTGCCCATCGTCCTGTATGAGCGCCATAGTATTTAAGAGGAATAGGTAGCTTACCTTTGTTACGTGCACCAATACCAATAAACCTTTCAATACGAGATTCTTCTATTGTTGACTTCGTACCTAAACGAACTGTACAAAGTTGTTGAATGAACGGATCTTCATGTTCACATAAATCTAAGAAGCCTTGGTCACCTTTAGCTAGTGCATACGTTTCTTTACCCGTTGCTGGACTAATCTTTGTAGGAACGATGACACCTAACTCTTGTAGTATCTCTGCAAATTGTTTATTACTTGCTAACTTAGCACGGACACATTCTTCTGTCTCACATTCTAACTTAACCATAAGACCTTGTAATAACTCTGACTTTTCCGCTTGAACTTCAATGAGTCGGTCTTGTAATAGGGCGTCGTCCACTTCTAATAGTGGTTGTGTATACATACGAAGTGTTAAGTCGATGAGATCAATCTCTGACTGAGGAAACTTAGGTGCTAACATGCCGAATAGTTTATAAGTAAGTTCAACGTCATTTATACAGTAGCCAGCGTATGCTGACAATTCAGTCTCACTAAAGTCTTCTAACCTTTTACCTTTAGCCTGAACGACTTCTGTACCTTTTACACCTAGATCATAATACTCAACCAAGAATGCAAGGCTTCCTCCTACTTCAACACCGTTAGTAGCCCGTGCCATAGACAGAGTATCCAAGTAGAGACCAGGAATGATACCAAAGCGGAATGCAAGAATAGCCCCGTCGAACTGCGTGTTGTGGCAAAGAAGGGCAGAGTTTTTCCAATCAATTTTGTTAAGAGAATCTTGTATGACTTCGTGAGACCCCGTAACCCAATATGTTTCTGCCTCATCAATTTTAATCGCGACACCAATGACTTGGAATCTTGCATCTCGGATATACTCCTCTGTTGTAAGACCTGATAAACTAAAACCTACATCGTAGTAGGTTTCAAAATCTAGTGTGACTAGTTGCATACATGCCTTTTAAATGGTGGGCTACTCGCGGGTATCAAATTAAACAAAGTTTAAAAAAGTGCTTTCGCCCATTAACTTTATATGATCGACAATAATAACAGAACCACAACAAAAATACAAGCCATGATTTTCTGATTTCTATCTTCACTCTTTTCAAAATCATCACGTTTATATTGTGTACCCCATGCCTCATAAGATGAACGAGGTGTAGGTTTATCGAGTGAGTCAGGTTGGAAGAATCGCCACCCTTTCTTTGCGTTTTTTGCAAATACTTTAATTTGCCATGATTCAAATTCTCGAATTGCTTGCCTTGCGCTTGGGCTAAAGTTATTTAATTTTGCGTCTGCCACAATTTTTCTCCTTTTATTTTGCGTATTTTTCAAATTCGTTACGGCACTCAACCGAGCACCAGCGACGGTCGTCTTTAACGGGTGTTTCACACCATATACAGTTCCCTGTTTGATTAGAAGGTTTTTTGATTTTATCATGTGCGTTCCTTATGCCGACATCAATAGCGTGTTGTACCAAATCATTAGCCATATCGATGTCATCACTCATCGTATAAACATCTTATCTTTTGATTGAACATAAAAATACTTACGCCATACTTCTCCTCTAACTTGAGCTTTTGGTAAGCTAATCAAACCTTTCTTATCTAGGTCTCTAATTCTTTGATGATTACCGTGCGCATGTAAAATGATATGGTTTCTATTTGCATTAGGGTGATCTTCCATATACTTATTTACAATAGCAATAAGTTCTTCGTCTGTTTTCTTTTTGTAATCCGCTACCATTTAATACGTTGCCTCTCCTACTAAATTAAAAAGTTCTTGTTGTATTTGTGTCGCTGTTTGTTTAGGTTCTTGATCTAGTCTTATCACTTTAGCATGAGGGTTCTTTTCTGTAAACCACTTTGCTTCCTTGACAGACCAACGATATTTGCGTATGACTTCGCCCTCATCATCTACGACTGCGTAACTAAACGGAATCATTTCTTTTCTTGCGTCTGTTCTGTGGGTTTGTCAAGACCTATATCTTTTTTAATATCCCCTCCCCAAACTGCAATCCACAAAGTTAAATAAATAGCAAGTATAACTGCCCCTGTTTCCATATTAAAAACTCCTTTGCTCAAAACATTGTAAGTGGGACTTTATATAAAAGTTAGGTTTAATCTCTTCATAAAGTTCACCCTGTATACATTTAAGATTCGCCTTGTATTTCTTTTGCGTATTAGTTGCTTCCATCACTGCCCATGTAAGTAATATACCTATGATAAATCCTACTATTACAAACCCCGTGCCTTCGTATTTTTTATCCATCATACTCTCCTATATTGTCTATAAACTCTACACATCTTATTACCTTTAATTACATTATATAAATTACATCTTATGGCGGGTTTGTTTTGTGCTATCAAATATTGTTCACCTACTACCTGCACTCCTGCTTGAGTAGCAACACTTGTGGCAACAGTCATACACCCTAAATTAAAGACCGCTATAAGCATCAGTAAGACGTTGCGTAGACTCACGATAACTTTTAACTCCTGTAATTTTTTCAGCTTTTTCTTCACACTTATATAATGGTGTGATCGTTATGTAATGTTTCTTATTGGGTAGATCTCTTATCCACGATAATTCTTTAGGCCTAAATTGTGTAATCGATGACCATACAAGGTCACCATTAATATTAAATTCTTCTGTCGCCCACGCGTATGGTTGTTTGGGTAATCCGTTTTTAAGGGTTTCTTGCATATTTACTACCACCTTGTTTATAAAATATTAAGTTTGACCATTTGACTACGGGTTGCAATCCTGCCCATGATTTTGGTTTCTTAATTGTTGTGTCATGAAAGTGTGTCGCTCCATAACTATAATCTACTTCTAATCTATGTAATACTCTGTACGCTATGTTCTTATATTCCTGTCGGATCACCGACGGAGGTTTAACTATACCATACCAACTAAATTGTGCGGGTCTTTTCATTTGATAGCATATGTTCTTATGTTCAAACTCGGCTCTGCGCAGTAAGACGTAACCTACTGCAATCTGTGCTTCTTTTGGTTCATGCGCCGACTCCATGTAAATGGTTGTGGCTAGGCATAACAATGCTTGATCTAGCATAATGACCTCCTTGTTTAAGGGACTATATTATTTTTTGTTTGAGGTAGATTCTTTGATGAGGCGTTGTAGATACCAATCTGCTTTACGCAAATCTTCTACGCCGTTTTTAAATTTCCAACGCCAAACATATTTGATAATGTTAGCAGTGCATACTGCCTCGATTCCAAATAGTCCTTTGGTGGCTTCCTTGATAGCGTCGATACATTCAATCGCGCCTTGTGTGTAATGCGACGGGTGATTCACATTATCTTTAATTACTTTTACTGCTTTACTTTTGTATCTATTAAGAATTGATCTTAATCTTGTCATTGTATCTCCTTTACTAGAGCCAATAGTGACTCTATATTACCTTCGTTTATCACGATTGCCAAGCCCTGATTGCGTTTTATGTCATCAATGTTGCGTAATTGCAACAAAGTAGGCTTGTTATCGCCCGATTTACACTCAATACCAATGAATTTACCCTTATAACACGCAATAATATCAGGCACGCCACTCCTACCAAACCCTGTTGCCATTGGTGAGAAATGGTATGCGCCTAGATCATCTAATATCTTTTTAACTTTCTTTTTTACTTTACTTTCAGGTGTTGCCATATTAAATCACAGGAATGATGTTTAATTCTGATTGGCTTGATGTCCATATAGCCCCCGCATCATTACCCTCATCATCACGCATAGCAATTATCCAATGTCCATCTTCAAACTCAATCACAAGTCCTGATTTATCCCAAGCAATATCTTCACGCTCACGATCTGTTAAATATCTAACACG